GCGCGTGGCAGACTTGCAATCCAGGCTGAAGTCGGGACAATAAGCGAAACGGCCCGCCGTGGGTGGCGAGCCGCTTCTAACCGTAACCGCGCTGATAAGAGCGCAGGAGGCTTTGAGTGAGTGTATCGACCGAACGTAGCGAAGGATCGCCGCTGGCGTTCCTCAAGTTCTACGGCAGCGATTTCCTGAACGCGACCGCATCGTGGACGATGGAGGAGCGTGGCATCTATGTCACCCTGCTGTGGTATTCGTGGGTGAACGGCGGGCTGCCCGGTGAAGTCGATCGCATTGACCGGATGGCTCCGGGTGCGAAAGCATGCTGGGAGGTTCTAAAGCCGAAGTTCCCACTAGGACGAGATGGCATGCGACGAAACCCAAGGCAAGAGCGCGACCGGGCGACCATGCGGGCCAAGAGCGAATCGGCTGCGGAGCGCGGAAGGCGCGGGGCCGAGCAGCGATGGAGTAGCCATAGCAATAGCCATCCGTTAGCCATCGAACAGCCATCGAATCGGGATGGCTACGGGATGGCGATTCAGAGTTCAGAGATCAGAGTTCAGAGGTTAGAGGTCAGAGATCAAAGCACAGATAAAACAATCTCGCTCAACGGCCTTGCCGTCGAGCCTGATTCATCCGTAAATGATCCGAAGCCGAACCGCCGAGCCACGATCCCGCAGGCCGCGCTGGATGCCCTTTGGCTCAAGTTCCCGCGCAAGGTGGGCAAGAAGAAAGCGATGGCCCTGCTAGACAAGGGCGTGCGCGAGATCATGGAGGACATCGAGCACGACGAGCCGACCGACGCGCTGATCTACATGGGCGAACGCATCGACGCGCTGGCGCACAAGCATCGCACGACCGACCCGAAGTTCATCCCGCACCCGGCGACTTGGTTGAGCCAAGGCCGCTACCTTGACCCGGAGGAGACCGCATGAGACCCGAAACCGGAGCCACGATCCTTGAGCATTTTGCAGGCAGCACATGGGCCAAGCCAGACTCCAAGCGGCACGACGAGGCCGCGAAGGTGCTGGCGGAGTTCACCCACGAGGAGATCGCTGCCGCCTGCACGTCCATGCGGCGCACACTTTCTCGCTCCCATGTCAAGCCGGAGGAACTGGTCGGAGAGATCAAGCGGAACAAGCGGCGCGAGGTAGTGCAGGCGCAGGCATGGCGCGAGGGAATCAATCCAGCCGAGGTAGACCGCGAACGCGAGGACATGAAGCGAATGCTCATGCTCGCTACCCGCGAGGAGATCGCGGTAGGTGTCTCCTATGCGAGACAGGTCGGTGCGCTCGGTGGCGAGCCGCTACCGGGCAAGGTCGAGGAGTGGAGTGCGTACTCCACCGGAGTTGTGTGGGCAGCGATGGAAACGAAAGGAATCTTCGCGTGACAAATCATCAACCGCTAGACCCAGCGACCGACGAAACCTCACAGGTCAAGATCCCGGCCATGCGCAGCAAGTGCGCAAACCCGGTCGAGGCTGCACTATGGCGAGCGTTGCGCGAGGCGCGGCGGGAGCGCGACGAGGCGAGGCGATGAGCGAAACGACGATATTCGTGACGGTGCATCAGTTGTCCGAGCGGACTGGGTTGCCAGTTTCGTTCCTGAACACGGAGGCCGAAGCCGGCAGGATGCCGACCAAGAAGATCGGTCGGCGTACCTTCTTCGATGTCGAGGCTGCGGTGCAAACACTCACCGATCCGAACGCCATCGAACGCCTTCGAGCCGAGCGCGACGATGCACGTCGAGAAATCTGCCAGCTGCTTGCGCAAGCGCCAGGATCGCGGGCGTCGGAGACTTACGCGGAGGAACGGGGCTGGCAATATCTGAATGCTCGTGATGCTGGTAAATGATATTTGGGGTGTTACGCTGAATGGATGACGCTACCGGCTGAACGGTTCAACTCCATCTCGCGTAGCCGGCATTTCCTCGGCGCGCTATGCGATCCGAAACGGACTCCGGGCGTCCCATCAGCCATCCGTGAAGAAGCCCGGCGCTGTTTGAAACACTTCCCGACGGCGCTGGACATGGAGGAGGCCAGGCACGGGCTTCGCCTGGCAGCGCAAATCTGGGCTGCTGTCGAGCCACTGCCTCGCCGGCTCCGCCGACCGAGAACGTCGGATGATGAGTAGGATGCGCACACAATGACGGGCGAGCGGCCACGGACGGCCACTGCCCTTGCGGTCATGCTCCGCGCGTGGCAGGATGCGCTTATGCCCGACGTACTCACAGTCACGGTTGGGATACCGGCTCGCAGCCTTCAGCCCAATTCGAGGGTGCACTGGGCTATCCGTTCAAAGGCAACAAAGAAGGCGCGCGTCGAATCGTGGGCCGCGACCCAGGTCGCAATGCACGAAGCTGGCGAGCAGGGCGGTTGGAAAGAGGCGACTTGCGCCGTCCATTGGTACGCATCCACGAATCGCAAGCGGGATAAAGACAACTGCCTGGCAGCTCTCAAGGCCACGTTCGATGGGCTCGTTGATGCCGGCCTGCTCGTCGATGACTCGGCACTGACGCACCTGCCAATGGTCATCATGGTCGATGCCAAGAATCCGCGCGTTGAACTTCACCTGAAGCGATGGGAGGTCAAAGGTGTCAAGTAAGAAATCAAAGCCTGTAATTCTTACACACGGCGAACTGGTCTCGCGAGCGCCGGTGCGAGAGAAATTCCCAGACCGAAAGCGCGGTTGGTCGGTCGAACATCACGGCAAAAACATCCACGTCATCAAGGTTCCGCGACCGAGTTGCAAGAATGTTGAGCAGTGGGTGCTGCTGCTCGCAGATAACCACATTGATAATCCGGCCGCGCGAAATGATGTCCTGACCAAACTGCTTGCCCAGGCAGTCGAGCGTGACGCGGTTACGATTATCGTTGGGGACTTTTTGGACTTGATGCAGGGTCGCAACGACAGGCGATCGAACAAGTCTGCCCTGCGGTCAGCACTGCTAACTGACGCATACTTTGACCGGGTCGTGGATATGGGTGCTGACCTGCTTGCACCTTATGCCAGTCACATTGCGGTTCTGGCAGCCGGCAATCACGAAACTGGTTGGCTCCGACACAACGAGAGTGACCCTACCGCGCACGTCGTGCGAGCTGTGAAGGAGCGAGCGCATTCTCCAATCGGAGCCGGCGGGTATGGCGGCTGGATCAAGTTCCAGGTTCAAGGCGGCCACGCAAACATGTCGTACACCATGCGATATCAACACGGGACCGGAGGAGGCAACGCATTTGCCTCGATGGGCCTGCTTGACGCGCGGCGCATGTACTCATGGATCGAGGGCGCAGACACAATCGTCATCTCGCACAACCACGCCAGCAATGTCGCAGGAATTGCTCGAGAATATCTGTCCTCCCAAAACGGCCAGTATCGCGTGGAGACACGGCATTGCGATTTCATCCGAGTCGGCACGACGAAAGCATCGTGGGAGAAATCACAGGGCGCAGCCGGCTGGGAGGTGGAGAAGGGATTCGGGCCGCAGCCGATCCGGCAGAAATGGCTGCGTCTGTACGTGACATGGGAAACGGATGACAAGAAGCGCGGCAAACCGCGCCTGGCCTGGGAAGTCCATGATGCGCAATGAGGCCAGACTCACGATCAACTCAAGGCGGTGGCGAATCAAGCTCGTGCGGTCGAAGGACCTGCCGAAGGACTGGCTCGGAGACTGCGATCACCCCCCCGGACCACACCCAACCATCCGGGTGCGACGGAACCTGCCGCAGCAGCGACTCGCATCGGTCATTGCCCACGAAGTCCTTCACGCCGCTGTACCGGCACTGGATGAAGCGACGGTCCAGGCCGCAGGCGACGCCATCGGACGAGCGTTATTCGTGCTAGGATTCCGCCGAGTCGGAACATCCAAGCCTCCGACAGAAGGACAAACATGAAGCCAGCCAAGGGCAAGCGATTCGTCAAGGTCGTGAAGAACCCAAAGACCGGGCGCACTAACAGGGTCAGTTACGGGCAGGCCGGCAAGGCCAAGGGCGGCGGCGACCGGATCAAGCCAGGCACCGCCAAGGGCGACGCCTACTGCGCCCGTAGCTGGGGCCAAATGCAGCGAAGCCCGGCAGCAGCCAAGAACCCAAATAGCCCGCTGCGTCTCTCGCGCGCCAAGTGGAAGTGCAGCGGCAAGACATCGCGACGCTAATGCCGCGCCACGCGAACCTGCCGTTTCACCTGTACGTCACCGTACCGAACCACCTGCTCGGGCCGGGCATGCCTGGCGGCACCACCAGAGGCATTTGGCACGCTGTCTATTCACGACCAGGCCAAATGCTGATGACGCATGTCCTGCTCGAGAGCGGAGCACATTGGTGTGGCCTACCCATGCACGGACTGCTGGCGACCGACGATGGCGGCTTCTGGCACGATCGACATGACCTGGAACCGTGGGGCGGAATGGGCGAACATATCGAATGCGTCCATCTGCACTATCTTGAGGGACTTTCGGCAGTTACGATCAAGCACGGATGGAAGGCCAGGCACACCGGAATCGTTATCGACTGGGCAGACGGCTTCTCTCGCTACCCGCAGGAACACAAGCCGCTCAACCTGCTCGAGATGGACACAGGCCAATTCGCCCTGCTTCCAAATAACTACGTCACCTACTCGGACAAGCACCTCGTCAACCCGAGTAAGCGTGAAGAACTCAAGCACTACAGACGAGGGGAAACGACCTACTGGGAAACCTAATGGCAAAGAAGACCAAGAACTCTCTCGTCGGAAACATCAACCGCAGGCGCAATGCCGGCACCAGCCGATCCAAGTCAAAGTCCACCGTGAGCCCAAAGGCATATGCGCAACTCAAGAAGGGATGGAAGTGATGCCGTTCAAGTCCAAGGCACAACAGCGTTTCATGTACGCCAAGCACCCGAAGATCGCCAAGAAATGGGCAAAGAAGACAAGCAGCTTCAAGAGCCTGCCAGCCCGCGCAAAGAAGCGAAAGTAGTCGCCGTCAACGAGCGCGGCGACCGCATAGGCGAAACCCACCACAATGCCACGATCCCGGAAGCAACCGTCCAGCGACTCCGATACCTCCACGAGGAGGAAGGCATCGGATACCGGCGACTCGCCAAGATGTTTAACCTCCGCAGAGATACAGTCATCAAAATCTGCCGATACGAGCGACGTGGGCAAATCGCTCATGCCTGGAGGCGCAAGGCGACCGGGTAGGCCAAGCACGCCGATATCTCGGGACATTATCGACGGCCTGCTGCGCTGGATTGCAGAAGGCAAGACGCTTCGGGAGTGGTGCAGACAGCCCGGCAATCCGCACTACACAACGGTTTACGATTGGATCAACGCAAATGAGCAACTTATCCTACGCTTCGCGCGCGCGCGCGAGGATGGATACGACGCTATTGCCGAGGAATGCCGCATGCTGGCAGACACGCCGCCGCAGGACCAGGTCGAGGTGCAGTGGCGCCGGCTCCAGATTGACACGCGCCTGAAGCTGCTAGCCAAGTGGAGTCCGAATAAGTACGGCGACAAGGTCGGGATCGACCACGGCGGATCGGTCACGATCAATGTCGTGACGGGACTGCCGGATGACTAGTTTCACGGTGCCTCTGGGATTCACGCCGAGGCCGTGGCAACTCGAGTGCTACCAGCGCCGCAAGCGGTTCACCGTGCTGGCCCTGCACCGCCGCGCCGGCAAGACAGAACTGGCGCTGGTGCGTTTGCTGCACGCCGCGATCAAGTGCCGGGATCAGATGCCGTTCTTCGTGTACGTCGCGCCGTTCCTGAAGCAGGCCAAGACCATCGCCTGGGCACGCCTGAAGCGCAAGGTCGAACCCATGCTTCGGTATGGCGGCGTCGAGATCAACGAGGTGGACCTAGCCGTTACTCTGAAATCCAACGGTGCCACGATCCGCCTGTTTGGTGGAGACAACCCAGACGCGCTGCGTGGCGTGCGCCTTGATGGCTGCGTCATTGACGAGGTGGCCCAGATCAAGCCCGAAGTCTGGAACGACATCATCCAGCCGGCGCTGTCAGACCGTAAGGGCTGGGCCATGTTCATCGGCACGCCGGCAGGAATCAACCTGTTCAGCGAGCTGTTCTATCGGGCGGGTTCGCTTCCAGACTGGTACGCGGCCAGGTACACGGTCAATGACACCGACGCGCTAGACCGCGATGAGGTCGAGCGCCTGCGGCGCGACATGCCAGAAGCCGCGTTTGCGCGCGAGTACCTATGCGACTTCAGCGCCGCCGGCTCGGATCAGCTCATCAGCCTGTCGGACGCCGAGAATGCGGCTGGCCGGCATTACAAGGACAGCGACGTGCTGGAGTTCCCGCTGGTTGTTGGCGTCGATCCAGCCCGGTTCGGCGATGACCGCAGCGTGATCGTGCTACGGCAAGGCATGCGCATGGAAGATCCGATCATCTACCAGGGCATGGACAACATGCAGCTGGCCGCAGCCGTTGCCAACGTCATCGAAGACCGTGACCCGGACGCCGTGTTCATCGACTCCGGTGCCGGCGCTGGCGTCATCGACCGCCTGCGGCAGTTGGACTATTTCGTGGTCGAGGTGCCGTTCGGCGGCAAGGCGACCCAGCCGAACCTGTTCCTGAACAAGCGAGCCGAGATGTGGTGGCTAGTCAAGGAATGGATCGACAACGGTGGCGCGATCCCGGATGACAACACGCTCAAGGCCGAACTGTCCACGCCGACGTTCTGGTACGACCAAGTCGGTCGCCGCGTCCTCGAGAGCAAGGACGAAATCAAGAAGCGGCTACAAGGCGGCGGCAGCCCGGACATCGCCGACGCGCTGGCACTGACGTTCGCTTATCCGGTCGCCAAGCAATTGCCACGCGAGGTGCGCGAGAAGATCGACCCACGCCCGAAGGACTATGACCCATACGAGGAGGTGTGAGGTGCCCGTAGTGAATATGAACATTTCTAGCGTTTGGAGGTCAGCATGATTCGTTTGGCTACTGCCGATGACGAGGATGCTCTCCTCGCAATGGCCAAGGATTTCGTGGCATTCTCGCCATATGCGGACTTCACTTCTGCAACTGAAGAAGAATTACGAACCACAATCCAATGGCTAATAACGAACGCAACTGTTTTCA